GGTTTTCTTCCACGTTCTATTGTGTACTCAACATTATTTTTGACAAACTTAACACCAACCAACATTCCTTTCTCGTTGGTCTTGTTCACAAGATTATCTCTTCTGATATTCGTAAGTGCTTCACCAAAGAACACATAAGATAGTGCATTAATGATAGTTGTCTTACCAGTACCATTCCTAGCACCTGCATCGTCGCCACCTAGATCCATGTTCTCACCGATCACAAGCACTAGATTTTTATTAGCAAAATTTATTGCTTGGGCCTGATTTCCCACGCTCATGAAGTTCTTTACTGTAAGTTCTTTAATCGTTAGCAAGTTGTTTCTTCTTCCATTCTTTGTAGCCTCTTAACCATTCTTCCTGTGTTGGTGGATTTTTGAACATGTCTAGTACCTGTGCTTTGGTCATAGTAGGTTCTTCGAATTCACCTTTGAGTGCTTTTATAAATTTCTTTTTACTAATTCTGGACATCTAGATCATTGTAAATTGCTGTTAACACGTTCTTGTCATAAACTTCTGAGTCTACACCTTGTAATTGTTTGATAACGATTTGATCAACGCTGTCGAACTTCTGCACCTCCACCAGTGGTTGCTGTGCGTTGTCTACCTGTTCTGGTATTAGTTGCAGTTCCCTCAATTGGTATTTGTCTATGAATGTCTCTCTAACGAAGTTTGCTTCTTCGTAACTAATTTTTATGTCTAAAGTTACCCTCACGTACATTTTTGGTTTGAGGTATTTGTCTGGATCTTCTAACAACTCTGAGACTTTTATTGTGATGTATCTAGGCATCTCTGGCCAGTTCACAAATTTTGGCTCTCCGCCGTATTCTAATATCATCATGCCTCTGTCGTCATCCCATGCATCTGCGTAGTTGTGTGGGAAAGCGTTGCCCATGTATGTGACGTTCTTCATGTACTGCCTCTTGTGGAAGTGCCCTGAGAACACCTTACCACAACCTGCGAAGTGATCCGTCTGTATTCCACCAACGTCTGGCATCTCCACCATGGCATTCATTTTAAAGTATGGCAGTTCAAAATGTCCAAACACATATTGTTGTTTCATTTTTTCAATCTTTTTCCATTCGTCTTCTACGATCCACGGGAGTATAGCAACATCGTCCTCCACCAGCCATTCATTCACGATGTGTATGTTTGGAATGTTTCTGATGTACTCCATTGAATTGATTTCTCTCTTGTCTCTATAATACAGATCGTGGTTGCCCATGATCACATAAACTTTCTCAAACGCCGCACCCAATCTCTCCATGTTGGAAACTGTGTAGTTCATAGTGGAAACATTCGTGGCAGATCTGTGGTGGTGCCAATCACCTAGGAATATACAGGTCTCACACCCTTCTGCTTTGGCTTGTGCTATGAACCATTTCACAAAATCCTCGCAGTCATCGTTGTGTATACGACTGTTGCCTTTGAGGCCAAAGTGTATGTCCGTGAAACAGGCTATTTTTTTAAAGAATGCCATTGATTACCACTTCTTCTTGACAATTGGTTTATGGTCGGTCATGTCTATCTTGTTTTTGAATTGCACGTCATCAAAATCATCTGAATCCAGTTTGCCTTTTTTCTTTAGTGTCTTGTTCAATTTCTTCAAGGTTGTTTTATTGACCTCGTGTACATCACCGTGTGCAGTTTTCATTCTTTTCTGGTATGAAGGTCCTGCTGTCTCGTTCTCATTTTGTCTTGTGAAACTAGGCATCATTCCGTTGAATTCCAGTAAGTCGTCCCTGATCGCTTGGTTCTTCTTTTCGATGTTCAGTATCCTTGTGAAACTGTTTGTTATGGCCGCTGTGTAATAAGCGAAAGGATTGTCCGATTTAGATTCATCAAATTGTAATCCGATCTGACTCAGTTGCATCAGTGCCTGTGATTGCATTTCGTCGTTGTAGGTGTAACCTCTCCAGTTTGCTCTTGTTCCATATCTCTCACACAGTTTCATGTACATCATTGCCAATTGATTGGTCATCTTGCCGTGGTCCACCGAGAAGTGTCCGTTGTTCATGCCCCCGACCCAGTGGCTCTTGCCCACACACAGCAGTTTGCCGTTTTTATCAAATCTATAATGCTGGAATGGCGGGAAGTTCACTTTTGCGTGATGATCCGCTGTTGTCTTTGGATTCTTCTTTCTCTCGTCGTCCATGGGCACATGATCGAACATCATTACCCTGAACACCAGATCAGTTTTCTCTATCTTCCTCGGACTGACTGTGTAGTCCACTAATTTTATCTTCTTAAGTCCTGCCGCTTTGGCCTGTTCCCATGCTTCTTGTGTGAGCCTCTTGGCCTTGGCCTTTCTTGCCTGTGCAACCGCACTTGCATTGACTTTCTTGAGGTTGGGCACTATGAGATCAAACTGTGAATCCTCTGGTGCTACGTATGAACAGTAGGTGTTCTTGCTGGCATGTATCTGCAGTAGCAGATCTCGGTTGTTTAGGTACTTGACTCTCTTCATAAATTGCTTCTCTTTATATTGTGTTGATTCGTGCCGTATGGCGAATTAAGTGTGCCTAGAATGATGCCTATAAATATAGTTAAAGTATACGAAATTTTACAAAGGAAAGCAACCATATAATGGCATTCGGAGACATAGGCAAGATAGTCAAGAACGTTGGATCAGGCATATTCAACAGGACCCTGGGCAGGCTCACGGGTGCTGGTATTTCTACGGACAGCAGGATTGTTAACGCTAGGGCCAAATGGTCGGGACGTTCGGACAAGACCGACTGGCGTGTGAGACTACAGGTGCCAGACGGACCATTGACGAAATTTTTTGACTTTGAAAACAATCCCATAATGCAACCTTTGTCCGCATCGCAGGGAATATTCTGGCCATTGACTCCGGCGGTTGTGATACAGCATTCCGCAAACTACAATGCAATGGATCAGGTGCACAGCAATTACCCACACCAGGCATACCAGAACTCACAGGTAGACTCCATGAACATCATTGGTGAATTTCCTGTACAGAACAGTGAGGACGCAAAGCACTGGGTGGCAACGGTCAACTTCCTAAGGACAGCGACCAAGATGTTCTTTGGTAATGAAGATGGCATAGATGGACTCAAAGGAAATCCACCACCGATAATGCATTTGTTTGGTTATGGAGATCACATGTTCAACAAAGTACCTGTAGTCATAAACACATTCAACGTAGAACTGAGACCAGGCATAGATTATATCTCTACCAAACAGAACAATACACCTTACAGGGAATCAAATGGACCGGATGCAGGTTTTGATGTTACAGCGGCCGCAGGCGAATCGCAGACCTGGGCACCGACACTGTCAAACATATCAGTGCTGGTGACACCAATCTACAGCAGAGAGTCTATCAAGAACTTCTCAATGAAGAAATTCGTGAATGGAGAATTAAATGGTAAAGGAAGCAACGAGGTAGGATTCATCTAATGGCCAAGTACTCAAACACTTCACCGTATTTCGAAACAAGCGAGATAGCAGACTACCTGGACATCTTGAATCCAAGGACGCTGACGGCGGAAGACGATGACCAGAGTTACACCATAGAGAGAACATACGCCTACAGACCAGACCTGTTGGCCTATGACCTTTATGGCTCACCGAGGCTTTGGTGGGTGTTCGCACAGAGAAATCCAGACCAGATAGAGGATCCCATCTACGACTTCAAACCAGGAGTGACGGTTCAACTGCCAAAGAAAGAGAACCTGCTCAAAGACCTAGGGATATAACGAATGGCAACTAGAGCCGACAAATACAGGAACTTCGATGAATCAGCGTACCACGCCAGGAAGGCCAGCATCAAAAAAAATCCCCTACAACCTGATCCCAACGTGTTGCACAAGTTCGCATCTTACAACACCATATTCACTCTGTCAGCACTGAGCCGAAGGGAGATAGTGAATCCCGAATTGTTCTTCAAGGGTTCACCACACGACATCATTGCGAGGAGTGGTGGCATAGGAGCCGCCGCCAACACAAATAACAGACCACCGGGTGAACGAGAGAGGTTCACGGAAGACACAAAGGAGACCATAAGGAAGAGTGCCGCGTTGCGAGACGCCCTCAACAGGAGCACCACGGAATTCTACAAGAACAACGATCTCTATTTCAAGAACGTCGAGATGACCTCCATACCGGCACTGAACGAGCAGAGGCGTCTGACCAGTGTGACCAACATCATGATGGAGTTGGTGGAACCGTCGGGACTGACGCTGTTGGAGAAAGTGAAGGCGGCCGCGGCCAACAACGGTTTCCTGGATCACTTGGATGCACCCTACATGCTCACAATTGAGTTCAAGGGCTTCGACGAACACGGTAGGGAAATCAAAGAGAAAACTGATTTCATAAAGAGGGTCATACCCATCAAACTGATCACCATGGACATAGACGTTAACCAGGGAGGATCCTACTACAACATCAAGGCCATACCCTACGACCAATTCGCCCTTACCGACCAATACATGTATCCGAGGACCAGTGGTAGTCTTAAATCCACCAGCAGGACGTTTAAGGATGCTGTGAAGAATTTGCAAGACATATTGGATGAGCAGAACAAGGAAGAGCAAGTCAAAGGATTCAACCAATTCCCGGACAGGTATGACATATCGATCAACGAGGATCTCAATCCCGAAGCACAACTTCCGTATGAACTACTCAGCCAAGCGGGAATGACACAGGAAACGGTCAACCAGGCGGCAGGTGAGGAAGCGTTCACGATGGAGTTCATAAAATTCAACTCATCGGTGCACATTCCGAAACTGTTGGAGAATCTCATGAAGACACACCCGGATTTCGGTGCCAAGAGTTTCGACGAGTGGAGCAAGGCAGTCAGCACACCAGGATCAACAACATTTGATCCCAATGGTGCACTGTCCACATACTTCAAGTATTTCAGGATACGTACGGCGATCGAGCCCACGGCCGACTTCGACGAGATACGACAGACCAACGCCAAGATCATCAAGATCGTGGTGGAACCGTTCTACGTCAGTGCCTACAACCTGGCAACGGCGGGCATACACCAGGACAAGAACTACCAAGGATACGTTGCCAAGGCCTACAACTACATATTCACCGGCGACAACCTGGACATACAGGATCTCAACATCAACTACAAGGTGGCCTACTTTCAATCCAGGCTGAAGGACATAGAGGCCAGTGAAAGCAGGACATTCTCACAGACCAACGAGACAGTGACAGAGGATTCAAACACACCAACCAACAGGGAAAAATGGAGAAGTGACCAGTACCTGCCTCTCAAGACTGAAGCATCTTTAGTCAAGACCTCCCCCAGCAACAGGACGGGCAAGGCGAACGCCAGGATTGACCAATTTTTTGATGCCATAACCAATCCGCTGGCGGACATGGTGGTTGTGAACATGACGATACTGGGTGATCCCGCATGGCTGGGACAGAGCCAGTTCATTCCGGCTACACCGAAGAACTCCAACGGCAGTTCCCAGGACAACAACATAAGATTCTTTAGGGGAGGTGTGAAGGACAACGTTTGGAATCCCGATCTTAAATGTTTCAACTACGACGTGGCCAAGCCAATAACCAATCTCACGTTCAAGGTGCCACAGGACTTCGACGACAAGACCGGTGTGTACGAGATGTCATCGGCACAACAGGCTGTGTTCTCGGGACTCTATCAGGTCACACAGGTGCAACACAATTTCACTGACGGCCAGTTCACACAGAATTTAACAATGGTGAGGTTCAACAACCAGGACAGCAAAGTTACCAACACCACCAATCAAAAAATCACCACGAAAAATGGTGTGGTAACTACTGTAAAACATCCAATGGCACTAGATCGTATAAATGAAAATATTTGGAACATCAGAGAAGACGACGGGATGGCATAATGGCAGGCAGTAATTATTTAAAGGGACACGCATCAAATTCCGTTGCACCGGGCAATGACACCTCTTGGTCGGGCGAGAAGGCCGGACCATACATAGGTGTTGTAAAGAACAACGTTGACGCACTAAGGATGGGCAGACTGCAGGTCAACATACCCAGCCTCAGTAAAACAAATGATCCAATCAGTGGCAACTTGGTCACATGTGAATATCTGTCTCCTTTCTATGGAGCCAAGGATGCGAGACACAGCATACCGGGTTCGACCGACTACAAAGACAGCCAACACAGTTATGGCTTCTGGGCGGTGCCACCGGACATAGGCACCAGGGTGTTGGTCATATTCGCCGAAGGCAAGATGGATCAGGCATTCTGGATAGGTTGTGTGCCAGAGCCCATGACCAATCAGATGACACCAGGCATAGCCTCAAGCGAACTGACGCACGACGCTCTTGACGGCACTTTCGAGGGAGCGGACGCAGGATTCCAAGACGACAAACAGTCAAAGTATGGTACAACAAATGTGCCATCTGGAGAAGTCAACAGGACTGTCAAAGGTTTAGAGCCAAAACAATTTAACAATCTCAGAAGGCCCATACACCCATTCGCTGAAACATTACTCAAACAAGGATTGAGTGCGGATGACATCAGGGGTAACACTTCAAGTTCGGCACGTAGGGAAACACCCAGCCAGGTTTTCGGTATAAGCACTCCGGGTAGGAAGGACACTTCGACCACACCGGTTAAAGTGGGAACGAAGGACGGGGAAGGCAGAGATTATGTAACAAGGAAGACCGGACACACTTTCGTCATGGACGACGGTGCCGCGGATGGAACCAACCAACTTACAAGATTGAGGACATCATCAGGACACCAGTTGCTGATGCATGACACAGAGGGTGTAGTGTACATAGCAAACGGGTCAGGTAACGCCTACATAGAATTGCAGAAGAACGGCAGGATCGATGTGTATTCAGGTGTTGGAGGGATAAATTTGAGGACAGAAGGAGATTTCAACCTTCACTCAGATTCAAACATCAACATGCACGCCAATGGTCAGATAAGGATGAGCTCTGCCAAGGAGATGATACAGAGTTCCGACGTCCTACTTACGATGGGTGAAAAAGGAATATTCAACAGTTCACCATCAGGGTCTGTGAGGACTTACGCCAGGGACGGGATAAGTTCCGACACCACTGGCAGTCAGTTGCACGGAGCCAGGGGAGGAAGCATACACCTAGCGGCATCGGGCGGTGGACCAGGAGGAAGCCAAGGTGGACAGATACACTTCAACTCAACCAATCCTAGTGACAAATGGGGGCCATCATGGCTGACCCAGGAAAAGGTTGGTATGCAACTGCGTGAAGAGGGCGACGTTGAGTTGGCAGGTAAAGGTCAAAGGCCTCTTAAGTCTTTCACTAGGAAAACCAAGACAACAGTACACAGATTCGTAACACATGAGCCCATGTTCAGGGCCAGCGTGATAGACAGCGACGGGATCATACCCGTGGATGCTGACGACAAGAAACAATGGAGCCGACTGGCCAACACGCCAGGCACTCCTGAGTATGTGAACAACAGGAACAGATTTAGTGAGAACAGTGCGATACGTGACGCCCAGTACCAAGCAGATGCACTGCAATGGGTCAAGCAGAAGATGGGAGAAAGCACCAACGGTACAAAGGCCAAAAAGTTGTTGACAGAATTTGGAACCAAATACAATGAAATCTACGGCATTACAAAAAAAATAAATCTGCCGTTCGACATCAAGGACAGCATTTCAGAGAAGTTCAAGGGATTGGATTTTAATTCACCATTGAAGGATCAGGTCAGCAACCTTACATCACAGGTGGTTGAGGCTTACACGGGCAAGAGCAAGGAACTGTTCAAGGACAACGTGTTTGTTAACAGTGCGGGTGAACTGTTCACTCTTGGCAGTACAACGATATCAGATGTGACTGGCAAGATAGACCTACTTAACAGCAGTCTTAATTCTGTACAAAGTCTAACCAATAACCTGTCGGCAGGCAAGATTCCTGCGACGATCACTAATTTACAGAGCATCAGCCAGACCTACACCAGTGTGGTGGGAGGCCAGATAGTGGGCATGAACCAGGTCAAGAGCCTAGCCAGCAAGGTGGGACTTTTTAACGCAAGAGAGGCCGCTATAGGAAAACAATCATTCTTACAGAACGTGGGCGCCAATTTGGGAGTCAAGATAGGAAGTATAGGTGGCGCAGTAAAAAACTTTTTCGGTGGATTCAAGTTTAGCGATAGGAGACTGAAGGAAGATATCAAATTAGTTGGCAAGTCGCCTTCGGGCATAAACATATATTCGTTTAAATACAAGCAGTCAGCAGGAACATATGAGGGCGTAATGGCTCAGGAAGTTCCATGGGCGAGAACAATGACAGACACAGGATTCTATGCAGTGGACTACGGTAAAACTGATGTAGAATTCAGGAGATTGAATTAGATGGCATACGGAGATTCAGGTAACGGACTTTCAAACAAATCAGTGACCTTCAAGGGTTTCAGTTCACGTGCGGACAAGCAGAACTTCAAACTTTACGACTTCGAGGTGGCCAAGCAGGACCTCATAAACAGATTGAGTGTGCGTAAGGGCGAGAGGGTGGAGAACCCAGAGTTCGGCACCATCATATATGATGCCATATTTGAACCGTTCACTGAAGCACTTAAGGACGCCATAGTTGAGGACATCACAGCCAATCTTAACGCAGATCCACGTATATCCACAGAGGAGATCTTGGTAACAGAAGCGGACAAGGGCATCGCCATACAGGCCACTATAACCTATGTTCCTCTCAATATCACAGAGAAACTGAGATTCAACTTCGATGAGAATTCTTTGTTACGCCTATCTTAATATACGCACATTTCCTAACATATAAATACCATTGTAATTACAATGGCCACAACAGATAGACAGAACAGATTATTAGTAGCGGAAGATTGGAGGAAGATCTACCAGGCTTTCCAACAGGCGGACTTCAAGAGTTACGACTTCGAGACCCTGAGAAGGACCATGGTTGCGTATCTCCAAGAGAACTACCCAGATGACTTCAATGATTTCGTTGAGAGTTCTGAATATGTCGCACTGATAGATCTTATTGCTTACATTTCACAGGCACTTTCATTCAGGGTTGACTTGAATGCTAGGGAGAATTTTTTAGAGACAGCAGAGAGAAGGAATTCTGTTTTAAGATTAGCAAGGCTGATCAACTACAATGCCAAGAGAAATCAACCAGCCACAGGTTTGTTAAAGATAGATTCTATATCTACAACACAGGACGTACAAGACAGCTCAGGAACAAATCTGGCCAATAATAATATAATTTGGAATGACTCGGCAAACTCAAACTACAGAGAACAGTTCACTGCAATCCTAAACGCGGCCAACCAAACAGGTCAATTATTTGGCAAACCGAGGGAATCAGGAACAATTGGTGGAATAACAACAGAAGTTTACACTTTAAGTTCAAACCAATTGGATCTACCCATATTCAAATTCCAGAAGTCAGTGGGAGGAGTCACGAGGGGATTTGAGATAGTTCCTAGTACGATAACAGAATCAGATTCTATCTATGAAGCATCGCCTGTGCCAGGCACAGGTTTGACCTACACCTACAGGACAGACGGTTCCGGAGACAGTTCAAACAACACAGGTTTCTTCTTCCTTTTCAAACAAGGGACACTACAGCAAACAGAGTTCACGGTGGACACATCAATTACAAATTACGTGAAATCATTAGACGGATCTAATGTGAACGACACTGATGTGTGGCTATACAAACTAGATCAGTTTGGACAGTTGTCAGAGGATTGGACAAAAGTTCCATCACTGTCTGGCAACAACGCAATTTACAATTCGTTGGCTAAAGATGAAAGAAACATTTACAATGTTGTAACAAAAAACAATGACGCAATAGACCTAGTGTTCGGGGATGGCAACTTCTCAAACATACCGTTAGGCAACTTCCGAACATATTACAGGGTAAGCGACAATGCCAAGTATGCTGTACAGTCATCGGATATGCAGAACGTACAGTTGACTGTGCCTTACACGGATGCCAACGGTGCACAGCAGTCATTGAGCATGAGCGTTAGCCTAAAAGCCAGTGTTTACAATTCAGCCGCAACAGAATCAAATGATTCTATCAAAGAGAAAGCGGCGCAAGTTTATTATTCACAGAACAGGATGATCACAGCAGAGGACTACCAAGTGGTTCCTTTGAGTGCATCACAGGAGATCGTAAAAGTGAGATCTGTGAACAGGTCAGCCTCTGGTATATCAAGGGCAAAGGAGATTTTAGACCCAACGGGTGCTTACTCTAATGTAAGTGTGTTCGCTGAGGACGGAATAATTTACAGAGAAGAATCGTTACAGCAGTTTACATTTAATTTCAATAATGAAAGTGATATACAATCGACAATAGACACATCTGTCGAGGCAAAATTAAAAGAAGCATATGCTAGACAGTTCTACTACCTCAAGTACGCCACTAAGGATGTCAGCACACTTTCTGCTTCATGGAGCTCTACAACAACTTCAACCAACACAAACACAGGTTATTTTACTTCCGGCGGAGCATTAGTCATAGGTGATTCTGCAACTTCTAATATGAAGTTTGCTAAACCCGGTGCGTTGATAAAATTTACTTCTCCAGACACCAGAAAGTTTTTAAATGGAACACTAGTAACCTCAACAACAGACAACGCAGAAGACAGGTCATGGGCCAAAATTGGTGCCGTGGTATTAGATGGAGCAAATAGCGGAGTAGGAAATCTTGAATCAGGCGTTGGTCCGGTAACACTCAACAACATTGTCCCAGACGGTGCGGTAATAAATGCTATTATTCCAAACTTCACAACAGCATTTTCGTCCACACTTGAAGCAGACATTATAGACAGGATTGAGGCATACGAGGAGTTTGGATTAAGATACGATGTTGATTCTGAAACGTGGAAAGTAATTACGTCAACTAATTTAAGCACAAGCACTGTGTTCAGCCTTACTAACACAGGTTCAGTGACAGGCACAAATGCAGACGCAAGTTGGTGGTTCAAATTTACAAACGACGGCAACACTTACACAGTACAGTACAGAAAATTAGATTATGTGTTTGAATCAGAGTCACAGAATAAATTCCATTATGATGTCGAAGAGAAAATTTATGACTACACTACAGGACGTAGTGTGAAGGACACAGTAAAATTATTGAAAACGAACAGTATTGTTTCGACAGGAAACAGTATTGGATATCCCATCACTTGGCAAGTCGTTGATGTAGTAACTGAAGCAGACGGTTTCCAGGACAACAGGAAAGTTATCGTAGGATTCTTCGACGATGACGACGACGGTGTTGTAGATAACCCAGAGCTGTTTGACATATTTGTTGAACCTACTCTATCCGAATCTACGAAATTTGTATTTTTTGAAAAGTACACATCTTATGACAAAATTGAGAGATTTAGACCATATGCGTCCACGAACTTCGTTGTAACAGAAAAAGAAACAGATATAAATTTAAACGCTACAACATACACTGACGGACAGTTGTTTTACTTCTATGATGAAAGTGAGGATGTTGTCAAGAGCTACAGTTCAACCACAAACACACTTTCAACAACCACAGATTACACTGCAAGGAGAGGTAGAGGATCTGTAAGTTTCCATTATAAACATCATGCAGGACAGGAGACTAGGATCGATCCTAGCGTTTCAAACATAGTTGACGTGTATCTACTAGAGAGAACTTACGATAACCTATACAGAATATGGTTACAAGATGGTGGGAGTAAGCCAACGCCTTCAACGGCGGATCAGTTAAGAATAAATTATTCAGGCACACTTAACCCATTGAAATCATTGTCAGATCAAATAATATATCATCCAGTGAAATACAAAATACTTTTTGGTTCTAATGCCAATGAACAACTACAAGCAACTTTCAAGGTTGTCAAAAATCCTAAAACAAATGTTTCAGATGCAGTGATTAAAACTAGGGTGATTGCCGCGATTAATGAATTCTTTGCTTTAGATAATTGGGATTTTGGAGACAGTTTTTATTTCACAGAATTAGCCGCTTACGTACACAATCAACTGGCACCAGATTTATTGACAGTAGTGATTGTACCAAACCAGTCAGGACAGAGTTTTGGGTCTCTATTCCAAATTGACTCGGCGGCAGACGAAATATTCATCAGTGGGGCCACCGTTGATGATGTGGCAATAATAACAGCACTTGGAGCCAACCAATTGGCGGCTTCTGGAACTGTAAGCACGTCAACATCGACGGCCGCATCTAACACAACGACAGGATCAGCAGTATCAGGCTCTACTACAACAGGTTCCGGTTCAAGTTCAAGCACCGGCAGTAGTGGGTCAGGATACTAATGGCAGACAATCCAACAAAC